GTATAATCATGGATGAAATAATACGTTGTGAAAATTTATATAAGCAAGGTCTGAGAGCTTATACAATCGCAAAAGCTTGTAAGAAAGATGAGATTCTGTCTGGTGAGAAATGTCGCATATTTTATGGCAACAGTATAGCTTTAACTTATCTTATACGCAAATATTACCTACCATTAGTAAGAGTATTGCAAATGAATCCACTTAAAAGTGAGTGTGCTGTTGGTATAAATTGTCATGGTCCTGAGTGGAATGAGTTTTACAATTTTACTGTTAAGTTTGGAGAGAATAGACTTATTGGTGGAGATTATAAAAATTATGATCAACGCATGCCTTCTCAAACTATTTTAGCAGCTTTACGTATCCTAATTGACTTTGCTAAATTGTGCAATTATAGTGATACTGATTTGCGTGTTATGGAATCTTTATGTGCTGATATTGTGTATGCTTATATAGCATATAATGGGGATCTTATAGGACTCACAGAGGGTGGCCACATTAGTGGTAATTCTTTAACTGTGATTATCAATGGTATTGTAGGGGCATTAAACCTACGTATGTGTTTCCTCGAAATTTATCCAAATTATAACTTTCGTGATCATGTATCATTAATGACCTATGGAGACGATAATATTGGTAGTGTTAGTCCCCAGGCAATAGATTTTAATATAATGTCCATTTCATCATTTTTGGAACGCCATGGTCAAATATATACTATGCCTAACAAAACAAGTGATTTAACAAGATTCTTACCTATTGAAGAATTTGAATTTCTTAAAAGATCTAGCGTTTATCACACTAGTTTAGGTGTATATCTTGGTGCATTAAAAGATAAATCCATATTTAAGTCACTTCATTGCTATTTACGTCCTAAAGGTTGTGAGCATACAGAAGAATATGCATGTGCTATAAATATAGATGGTGCATTGCGCGAATGGTTTAATCATGGACCTTCTTTATATGAGCACCGTCGTAGGCAAATGGTAGATATAGCAAACAGAGCAAAAATTTCTCATTTATGTACTGAATTAAATATATCTTACGAGGAACGTGTTGTAAATTGGAAAAAGCAACATGGATCTTAATTCCGATCAGACCTGGGAATGTCATTAAACTACCCTGTGCTTGTTGCCACATATGCAACAGCCCCGTCTCCTCGATGGGGTTCGTGAGTACCGTTAAACAGAGGGCATCATATATGGATACCAAATAATGTTTGGCTGACATTATTAAGGCTTTGTGATGTTGGTTTATATCCTGTTTAGGATATGGTTTTACCAGCCAAGCCAAC